TCATTCTTTTCTAAATCCTCATATACTTTTAACAACCCACGTGATTGCATATCACGAGTGCGTTCCATATAGCTTTCGCTATTTGATTTAAGTTTGCCACCACTACATACACAGAATTCAATACTACTTATAGGATGATTTGGATATTCTTTGTTGTACCATTGTTCAATGAGGTCCATATAGAAATCAGGTTGTTTCTCTTGATCCCAACGTGCAGAAAATACTACACGATTCTTTCGTTCATTGAATGGCTTAATGCTTGTAACACGACCTTGTACTTCACTCTTGCCGAATGCTAACCCACTGATATTGTAGATTGGAGCACGCCAACCTGCAATCTTCATGTGCATTACCATTTCTTCGTTAGTAGCTAGTATACCATCTACGAACGAATCAACCATTTTTTCATAATGGCCCATAAACTCTGACATCCCCCAAACATGTACAAAATCATCAGGATCAATAGACTGGGCAAGACAACGAACAAAAATCCTAGGACGGAGAGTATCAGGGATTTGATTGAGTATATAAGGTAGGCTCTCAATACCGGGTTGAAACATGTCCTCAAAGTAGATAACATCTTCATTATTCAGTTCTCCTTGTTTCATCATACGAATTAGATTCATTAGCTGACTCATACCAAAATATGTACGACCATGAGCATCTAATACTTGACCTGTTACAATAGCTTGGTCATTACCTAGTGTTTCTCCGGGCACTACAACATAGTTGATGCCTCTACGATCAAACACGGTAGTATTCCACTCTTGTAATTGCAAGGTGTATCGGGCTTTATAAGGCTCCAATCCACAATACCATAATTTTCTCATTGTCTATCCTCATAGAGTTTCATTAATTCTTCCTTAGGCATTATGGACGTGCGTTTTCTTGCCACTGATCTTTAGCAAATTTGCCTGTAGCAAATTTAGTATACTGACGATAGACATAACTCCGTTGATCATAGAGTTCTGATTCATTGTACTTATAACCAAAATCCACACAGAATGTTAGATATTTCTCTAGGTCCTCAAAGATTTGAGTAACACGTGGGTTTGATTGAAAAGTTTGTTTTGCCATTTTATATTTCCTTTAAATAGCGAGGTTACGATAAGGTTGAGTTCTATTATAAGAAATCGTAGCACCATTCTCATTGTCCTCAGAGACAGTGATTTTGATATTACGATCTGGATACCGAGTTGCGATAACCTCATAAAGGTCATCACTAATCATTTCACAACTTTTGTAATCTAACGCAAGAATGCCTTGAGAATATTGATTCTCTAACCATCGCTTGAATTGAATAAACTCAATATCACGGTCGTTGTGAAATACTTCAATCGTCACTTCAAAATGAAAGATGTGACGATGTAAAGTAGCTAGAAAGCTAACATCATACTCATCACCTGTTGCCAAGTTAGGGTCTGTTGCTGCTGCGGGGTACTTATGAATACCTTCTTTTTGAAATCGTACAAAGATTGTACGAAATGCTTTATCTTTAATGCGTTGACGCTTTTCCATGTCAGCCTGTTCTTGTTGATTCATTATCTATCATCCTCAAAATTAACACGTTCGTGATCTTCATCCCATTGAAGTTTTGTATATCTTCTTATCTCAGAGTATACATCATTTCTATCTATTCTCATAGCTTTAAGGGCGTCTACATTAAAGTTACTATCCTTTTCTGCCTTCAAGATTTCCTTGTCAAGGTCTATTGCCCTCTGTTGTAATTTTGCAATTCGGTGTCTGTACATATTATTACTCCAAAACTAATAACATAGCTTCATCGCTATCTTCTATTTCCTCAATTGGTTCTTCTTCTACAGTAAACAATTCTTCAAACATACTCATAGCATTAACCGTTTTCTTACCACTAATACCCTGACTACCTGATTGAAATTGTTTCCAATAACTACTGTGATATTCAATCAAATCTAATGATTCTTGTTTGGTTTTCTTACTAAAGATTTCATCAACAATGTTACCAAAGAAATTATCACCTTCAAACTTGTGTACTAACATCTTTGGAACTACACCTGTTTCATATTGACGATTAGCCTCTTGTACTGCATTCATATGCATCCAAACATTGTGACTTTGTAATAATGTATAGCTTAATGTGTCCCAACTTGTTTTAGTTTCTTTTCCATGATTACCCAAGAATCCTTGACCACGATAACATAAATCTTTCATTACTAATGTATCTGTTACTGGACTATCAGTAAACAATTTATGTACCTTATCAGCTAATACAGCATCACGGTATTTACGCATATCATTAGCATATGATTTCTTTTCAGCAGTCTTTTCCATTTGATAAGACCATTTCTTGTTATGTTCAATAGTTGTATTGAAATAAGCAAGACCTTTAGCAGCACTAAAGAATGGACTAGCACAGTCAAATGTAATCTGTAGACTTGGGTTATGATACTTGCGTACCGCTTTCTGTATGTCAGTAAACAATACCGCATACTCTAAAATACTTGTACCCAAGCAGTGAATTAAGTCATGCTTTCCTTCACATAGTAATCCATCATGGATAATACCAACTAATCTACGCAAGGTCAAGTGAATATCAATCTTGTTTTGACCACCAAACGCCCAACCATTGAAATGATTATCTGGATAGATGTTTGGGTCACAATACTTTTTCATTTCTTCATACCAATCATCACTTTGAGTATGATTACGACCCTGCAACACATTTAAGAACTTACACTTACCCGAACGATTAGCAATAAAGTATTCGTTATTAATATGTGTAGCAGATATTGCTTCTTCAATAGTACTGATGCCATGTAGGCTATTACCATTCTTATCTTTCATTCCGAAAGTAGTTAATGATTGACTTGGGATATCTAAACACATACCATAGTCCATGTATGTGTCCATCCACTTTAATACTGCTTTACGTTTTACCATAGCACGTGGGCAGTTAGGATCCTTCCAGTCTGCGGGCCATTGACCTTTAAGAATCTGAAAGCCACCACTGTCACCTAACATGAATGTACCTTCTTCACGTTCACGTATGATTGATTCACTTGGATCATCTTTAGTAGTATCTAAGTTAGCATGACCAGCACTGTACAATCCCCACTTGTAATAGTAAAGACCTTCTTTGCTATTAAGAAAGTTTAGTTTCTCAACATCACCATTGAACCCCTGAGGAATCCTCGTCTGTTCAAAATAATTCTGACCCTTGCGTTGTTTACCCAAACCAGCAATATAAAAACTACTGACTGCGGGTAAAAACAATGCCCACTCTGGGTTATGCTTTGCTGATAGATTATCTTGTTTCAATTGAAACTTCTTTCTTAATCAAGGTCATGACCATTTGTATTTGGTCTTCTTTTTCTTTTATTTGCTCAAGTAAATTTTTGATAGTGGGATTGGCCGCAGCTAATAAATCAATTTCTATTTCTTCATCACGCTTTTTTCTAGCCCAATCAAGTATTGATTCTGCTTCGTGATTTAATCCCACTGATACCTGATCCATCTGAAGTAGTATCCAACCATTACCGTCATATACTTCCATATTTTGATTAGTAGTATTGAATCTTATATTGCCGACACCTTGCGCCCCTGAATAATTATTAATGTAATTGGCAACAGATTCACCAATTACATTTGTGTACTTACCGTAACTAGCAATGTGCTTTATCATTTCTTATTAGCTGGCAATAAGTAAACATAAGTTGCGATACCACTATCAACTGTGATTTCAGTAGCACCTTGTTCACTAATCTTTACTGTCTTGTCACCAACTAGATCCATGATACTCAAGAATTCTTTAACGGGCCACTTGTGTGTACCAGCTAGTGTACCAGTTACTGGAGTGTTGAATACAAAGTTACCACTATGTGTTGAAGCATCACCAAAGAATACTTTCAAATCACTACCATCAGTTTTGAACACAAAATGTTCTTCTTCGCTATTTGCTTGTGCTTGTTTCTTAAGACGTTGAATACCAGCAACTGTAGGCTCGAATTCAACATTCCACTTAGCACCTTTGAATGATACACTCTTAACTTTTTCATCAACTACGCTTTTAAGCATAAGACGATAATCATTAATAAAGTCGCCAGTCTTTGTTTCAAAGTGAATAGTAGAAGGCACATCTACACCATCACGTTGAGTACGAACAACATTGATTTTAGATGTTTCATCATACTCATCAAACCCAATAATTGTTTTGAGTTTGTTCAAGTTAGGCATACCGAATACACCGATGAAGTCGGCGATCGGGTCTTTGAATGTACCACTGATGATAACGCTTTTATTTTCTGCTACAGCATTGATTGCCGTTACAGTATCTGTACCGGTGACCTTAATAAGTTCAATAGTACCAAGACCAAGAGTATGGTCAATCAAGTCTTTTAAATAATCTTTCATTTTGTTTCCTTTGTTTAAAATATTTAGGAGTTCCTATCACGTATTATAGTGGAATATATTGCGATAGTCAACACCAGTTTAACCAAATGTAAAAAGTTCATCAAACATTGAGTTAACATCTGTATTACTTCTGATATCCCAATTCAATACGCCAAGCAAGTTGTCTATCTTTTCATCTACCAATGTTGATTCCATTAGCAAATCATCAAAAGGTAGTTCTTTGAACCATACAGGTAACCGTAACTCATCAACTGGGTATGCAATACTAGTAAAACCCAATGCATTATCTTTGAGTTTACAAACAACAATCTTCATACCATCTATAATCTTCTGGCTATAGTTGTCTCCATATACTCTGCGTAGATAGTTCCAGTTAATTGCTGCTCTAGCATGACCCACACCACACTTACCAGTCTTTTCAAACTCAATGGTATGTTTAGTCAAGTTGTTAACACTCTTCGGGCTACCCTTTGTCCAGCTATCTTGTTCAGACAGTTTAGTTTTGAATTCTTTGACCATTTCAATAACTTTATCACGCTGCTCACCTGCAAGGACCTTAGTAAGTACATCCATTAAGAATTCTTGTATATACTTAGGAGTATCAGCACGTTTCAAGTCAAGACCCATCGCTTTGATATCACCGTTCTTACCGTTCACATCCTTACGCTTACCTTCTTTATCAAAGATATTGATAGCATAGCGTTTCTTTGTGATAAAGATAGCACGATCACCGATCAGTTCACGACCAGCTTTAATTATTTCTCCATTCTTTCTTGGGGCATGAAATGCACGTTCCATGAATGCAGGGAAACTTTCGTTAGCTTGGCCAGCAATACCATCATACAATGTGATACAGTTTTCTTTGTCCCATTTAATATCACCATTCGCTATTTGCGAATTGAGAATGGGATATGCAGTAAAGTAACATGAGTCAGTATCACCATACACAATCGCAGGACCTTCGTGATTATAGTCACCAGTGACTGTTTCATTGATAGTACTCATCATATGTTTAACAATCTGACGACCACTCAATGTAACACTTTGACCAATGCGTTTGTCATAGAAACGGCAGTGTTCATTCAACAATGCACCATATGCACTGTTCAACAAAATCTTACGAACAAGTTGACGTTTATCCCAATAGTCTCTATCTTCGCTAGTGGTAGCTTCTTTAAGTTTCTTCTGCATTACTTTACGATCACTATACCAACGTGAGAGTAGTCCGGGAACTACACCCTCTTTTTCGTAAGTAAAGATTGTACCGTTAGCAGAAAGCATCCATGGGCGATTGCTATCAAATATCATCTTCCAGATTTCAGCAGCACTATATTCCTCACTACGACCATCTTCGTAATCTATAGTAAGCATTGTACCACGTTCTTGATTCATAATAGCTGTATATTCTAATACACTAAACAAGTTTTCCCATAGAATAGCACCAGTAACATCATCGTCACCTTCTTTGAAACGCTTCTTAAGGCTAGCAAGTTGCTTGCCTTTGTCGTCCATGTACTTGTCAGTTAATGTCTGGCGAACTTGACCGACGATGGTTTCTCCTGCCATGTTAAGGGCACGAATAACCGAGGGATAGAGCGAGTTAATGTCAACTGCTCCGACATATTCGTGCATACCTCTTTTCGGCGTAGCAACGAAGGCACCTGCTGCTGGCGTTGTTTCTTCTGCATTTTCATTCTTTCGTTTTTTATCTGGCACTACTAATCCACGTTCGTGGGCTTCATTAAAAATTGCCATTTCAATCATTGCCACAGAACCCATGACTGTTGGAAGCAGTACTGTGTTCTCGTGCGCCAATTGATTGGCAAGTTCTAAAAACTTAAGTTTGTTATGAATCTTCACTAACAACATGGTATCTTGACGATTGTATTCAATAAACTTTTTAAAGTCTTTGTTATACAATTGATCTAAAGTACCTTCATATTGAGTTTTGTTTTCTCCTACTTCCATCTCACCAATAGCATCTAACTTATATGAATGGCGTGATTCATAGTTATATTTCTTATAGAGTTGTAAGTAGTCCAAGTGAATACGACCTACTAAGTCGTATGTAGTTTCACTTTTGCCAAATCTTTCATATTCCCTAGCTTTAGGAAGTTGACCCATCAAGCAAAACTTACGTGTGTCATCCTTACTCATTACTCGGGTGACACGATTAACCATATATGGTATATCGTATCCTTCTGAGTTCCAGCCAGTCATTACATCAGCATCTTCAATAAGTTGAAAGAAAACATCAAACATATCCTTTTCATTAGTAAAAAGCATACAGTTTTCAAACTCATTACAAATCTCTTGTGCTGTTTCAGGTGACATATGCTTAGGGGCAATCACCAATGTAACCAATGTATCTTGCCAATCCAAATATAATGAGATAGCAGTTACTGGATTGAATGGATCAGTTGTGGGACTAAAACCCTTCTCAGGATCAAAGTCTACCTCAATGTCAAAGAAGCATGTATGTAGTTTAGGAACGTCTGCTTTAAGATAGTTTTCACTAAGGCAGCGAAACACTACTGGCACATCACTTTCAAATAATTTCTTACCTGAATGGATGCGTCTTTCTTTTTCAAACTCTTGTCGTTTGCGTGTACTGAAACGATTTACAGGGTCGCCATATATACTACGATACTTTCCCTTATGATCGGGATAGTATAGTACATAGTTTGTGGGATATTCTTTGTATTGACGCTTTCCGTTCTGGTCCCGTTCTACTACAAAAATTCTATCTTCATCTCGTGCGTGTATTGCGTCCACGTAACTCAAATTTATTCTCCTAAAATGTATTATATAATATTATGTATGAAAAGTAAACTAAAAAGGATAATAAATGATAAATAAAAGTGAGAGTCGCGGTACTGGTAATACCCACCCTCTCTAACGCTATTAAGGAGCAATCAGCATGACTATTTATTACATTTATGCCTTTCTAAGAAAAGATGGTACACCATATTATATTGGTAAAGGAAAAGACAATCGTGCATTTAGTAAACAACGAACTATTAATCCACCTGTAGATAAATCTAGGATAGTATTCTTAGAAACTAAATTAAGTGAAGTCGGAGCATTTGCCCTGGAAAGAAGAATGATACAGTGGTACGGTAGAAAAGATATTGGGACCGGAATATTAAGAAATAGAACTGACGGTGGCGAAGGTACTTCGGGATTCAAAATAAGCGGTCGCAAGAACGGTACACCATCACAGCAGACTCGTCAAAAAATTGGCGCCGCTAATAAAATTGCACTCACTGGTCGAACTGTTCCCAAAGAGGTAATTGATAAAATTACATCAAATAATCCAAACAAAATTAAAATTTGCTGTGTCGGATGCAAAAACATTGTTAATGGTCAATCTAATTTAAAAAGGTTTCACCTACCAAATGGTAATTGTAGAGGTACAAAGCCACTTGGTAAGAGAAATATTTCAAAGAGTTTTTCCGACGGTCTCTAAAATTGTCACAAGTTCTTCATGGTCAGCGTTTGTTTGACCAAGACTTGCTTTGTGTGCAACAGATATTGCCTTTTTAAGAATGCCTGGCTTTACTTCCAGTTCTTCTGCAATAGCCTTCACAGTATCACTTAGACCCTCACGTAGGGTATCAATCTCATGTAGGACTACCATTCCTTCGTTAACCAATTGTGTTAACTTAATCTTTTGCTCTCCGGTAAACATTTTACTCATAGTTTCTCCTTGTAAAGTAATTATTATACATGCTTTGTATAGAAAAGTCAAACATTTTGCTGACTTTCTACAATCTTTTTAACCACAGTATGTAGTCCTGGGTTAATATGTAATGCGTGTGGCATTAGATGTGTTCTTACATAGTTACGCATATATTTTGTGTCATCGTTACTATTGTCGTGACACCAATTGATAGATTTTCGTTCGCACCAATTTGTGAATTCACTTTTGTTTGTTGTTAAAAATGGGCGAACAATATTGTTTCTTTTTGATGGGATAACTTTTGGTTGACCATGAATTGATGACCAAAGATATGTTTCTACACAATCATCCAAATGATGACCTGTGATGACTGGTCCTAATGAATCACCAAAGCTATCTAAAAAGTCATAGCGTTCATTGCGCCAGTGTTCTTCTGTACTAAGTTTTTTTGGTTTACTATTTTTAATCATTCCGATCATGAGTGGAAGATTACGCTCAGTACAGAATTCAGCAACAAATTCAAATGCTCGCTCACTATTTTCTGTTCCATGATGGAAGAAAGCGCAAGCTACCTTATGTTTTTGAGAAAGGAAATCTGTGATAGCAACACTATCAACACCGCCACTAAGTGCGACAACAATATCTTTTGGCAATGGAAAGAGTAATTTTAGCATCTATGCATTATAGCATAGAAACTATTTTATTGAAAGATTTCTGGGTGATCTTTACCAAATACTTTCATGTATTTGCCCGCGCCCATATCTGCTAGCATTTCAATTGGGCTACCAGGATAACTATCTCCTGGTTTAATCATACCCAATTCTCCTTGACGTACATGAACCAATTCATGGAAAACAGTACGCATGATATCAACCATATTACGATTGGCAACATAGACCCAAACACTATTATCACTGTCTAGATGCCTTCCAGTATGATGTCCTTCTTGCGCTTCTTCTGTATTGTAACTGAATTCAAATTTAGGTTCTGATTGTAGATTTAATTTTTCTCTAGCCCACTGAATGAATTTCTGCATTATTGGGTTATCTGCTAAGAAGTCTGGTTCATCATCATCTTCATCTAGTTTATCCTTGATCCAATTATCAGGATTTTTATGAAATTTCTTTACAAACAAGTCATGTAATGCTTTACCAGTAATACGGTGTTTACTAGCAATATCTCTCATCAATTGGTCAATGGTATCGTAATCATGTTTTTCTAATGACGGCAATCTTTTTGCTAGTTCAAGTGCAGCGGATTCAATAATGATGTGTTCTGTAAGCATTATGTATTTATCAAAAGTGCTCACTTCGTAGTCTGCGGTAGCGAATCGCTTTCTACGCCCAGCAGCCGGGCCACACGGTCCTAAGGTAGGTGTGTTCTTTACCAAGAACTTTCTTTAAGTTCTAGTGTGTATGTATCAAATCTTTTTAATCGTGCTAAGAATTCATTGGATTCTTCTGATACTATTCCAGTTAGTTGTAGTATGATTCTATCACTAGATCCTACGTTTGCGCTAGCATAAGAAGTTTTGTGCCAATCAACACTATACACATCCCCTGCACTCCATCCAGTATGAATGTTTTTGTCAAAAGAATAAAAATGCCCTGCTTCCCAATCTGTTAAATGAATGCAGATTCTTTTAATAGTAAAGGGATTATCCAAATTATAATGTTCTAAGTTGTCCTTAATGAAAGGGGATACTTTATTTGGTTTTTGTATATCCAAATTAATATTACAATCTCTAAGTTTGAATAGATTGCTTATTTGTTGGAGTAAAGTATCATTGATATTACTCCAATCACCCACGAGTTTGCCTAATTTTGTGATGTTCATACTGATATTTAGTATGAAATACTATGATTAATATTAATCATCATCCTTACCACACTTAGCACGTTTAGCTTGTGTAAGTTTACCAAAGTCAACTGGCCATTCTTGCCCAGGATTCAATTCTTTAGCACCTTGCGGGAATCCAAAATGCACACCTGCTGCTTGTTGAATCTGTACTACAGATAATCTAAACTTAGTTAAGTCATTACCCAAATTAGGATAAGGAGCAACGTGGGGAAATGCCCAACCTGCTATTTCTTTAGTTTGATTATTGATAACAATTTTATAATAACCATGCGGAACAACAACACCGTTGCCGATTTTCTTATCTTGTGCATTATATACTCCACCAACATAAATTGTATAACTTTGATTGCGCTGAACTGCCCATCCACGTATACTTGTTTCTAACAATTTCCATATGCCACGATTCAATGAACCAGCTTGCGGGGCCATGTTAGTCATTAAGAATGATTCAAACTCTACTTGAACATCCCAAGATAGATCACCATCTGGACTCATGTGACCTTTATCAAATCCTGTACCAGCATAATCGTCTGGTTTAGGACCATTTGGTATAGATTGATCGGCAGCAAAAGCGTTCGTTCTTGCTACGCATCCTAATGCGTTTTGCGAAAGAAGTTCATATGTTACATACTTTGGTAATTTTGCAATAGGATCATATCCAACTAGATATGCTTGACGGCAAATAGGCTGTACCGCCAATGCCGTTTGAGGGAATCCGTATGGTGCGTGTACTTGACATTGTTGAGGTGGATTTGGTGCTCGTTGTGTCCAAGCTGATGCAGTAAATGATACTGCTAGTAATGTTAATGCTAATAATTTTTTCATGCTGGTTTAATCCGTTTCTTGTAATCTACAAAGTTTGCAAGTCTATCTTCTAATCCTCTACCAGCATTATTGATTTTTTTTGTTACTGCTGTAGTATCATCAAAGTTACTTATGCCAGGTTTAACTCTATTATTCCAAAACCACACAGCAATATTTGCTGCGTGTGCAGGGTCAGCAGCTAACTCAGGATGATTTACTAAATCTAATTTTAATGCGTCTCCGGCCTTACGATAATTATCTTTTCCAGTCAATTGAATATAACCCCGCCCATAATACTTTGCGCCGTCGCCGTGACGGTTATTACCTAATATCTTTGCTGTTTTTGGAGCAAACTTTGGATCATATTTTTTAGCAAAATAGTCTTTTACTTTAGGTTGTGGCTTTTCTTTTAATCTACTGAAGTTCCATGATTCATGTTTAACTTGTGCTAAGAATTGTGCTAATTCAGATCCACGCATCCCGGCTGCTTTGCCAGCATTAAATAATGCTATTTCAGCTTTATTATCTAATGTAGCTGCCGCAGCTTTAACCGGTTGTTGTGCTTGTTGAGTGATGCCGGGCTTTTTGATTGGTTCAATTGGTTTAGCATCACTATTACCTGCACCTAGTGCGCCTAATCCCATAGCTGCACCTACTGCTAAATCTTTCCAGCCTTCTTCTAAATCTAATTCAACTAGTTGTCTATATGATTCATCACCGACCCATCTTGAACCTTGGACGGATGCTTCACCGATGAACTCGGTTGCCCTCATTATGCACGGGCTTTCTTTAGAACACTACGAATCATCCATTGATGTTTTTCGTGAGCATCTAATCTTTCAGCAATAAAGTTAGCGATACCTTGTTTGTTTTCTTGTGTAGCTGAAGCAAAGCAATGATTAAGCAAATCAATCATTCTAGCATTATCTTCAAACAATTCAGCAAACATTAATTCAGCACGAGGAATCTTAAGTTGATCTTGTATGATAGTTAATTCAGCATAGCGTGTTAAGCTGCCGGGAGCATAGCTATCTAATGTACGAATATATTCAGCAACCTTATCTACTGCGCTGTATACTTCTTCATAGAAATTACCAAAGAATTCGTGATATTGCGGGAAGTTATCTCCCTCAACATTCCAATGAAAGTTTTGTGCTTTGATAGACAATGAGTTAACACTTGCCAATAGTACTTTTAAATCTTCTGTTAACATAATTATCCTCTTAAGCCTTGTAATATTGCTGATTCTTTTATTGGTAAATAGTTTTTGACTCTAGTATCTATGCGTTGTTTTCCTTCATCCATATCTACTTTATGAACCTGTCCTGTTTTACCCTTTGGTATTTTTCCTGTAGTACGACCAAAAGCGTCAGCAGGTAATGATTTAGATGCGCCTGCAAGACTTCTTGGTCTACCTAATTCTCCACCAGGTTCATTTTTAACTCTTTCTTTTTCAAAATGAGAAGCACCAGAATCAACACTATAATTACGTTTACCGTACTCTCTACCCATTCTAGCATTAGAATAATCACCGCTATCATAATTTTGCTCATTAGTTAATGCAGCAACTCTACGTTGACCTTTACTTTTGAATTTATCATTAGTTTGTTCATATGTTTCAGGATAGTTTAGTCCTAATGATTCGGTTACCCCACCAGCGGCTTTAATTTTATCATACATGGGATCACCGGGTTTGATTTCGTCTTTGCCTACACGGAATTTTTCACGTTTTGGCATTGCTATAGTATTATTAGGTTTTTTACCTTTAGGTGCTGCTCTTTTTGGTGCCGTTCTTTTTGATGCTGCTGCTGTTATATCAGCATTTGGAAAACTACCATCAAGACGTTGGCGCAAATATTTTACTAATGCAGGTTGGTCGTCATTATGTTGAGTTAGTATAGTATGCATAATGTCATCAATCTGTTGTCGTACTGTGCGAGTCACGGCTTGTTGTTCACGCGGTGTATTAGGCTCTGATGGTTGTGACATACTACCTGCACTACTTGTTCCACCTGCACCACCTGATGTTGGTGCAACTGCTTTGCTTGTATGTGTTAATCCAGTTGATGTATTTGTAGTTGTGCCGCCGGTAGATGATGTATTAGTTGATTTAGGTAATTGATTTGCCATTGAACTAAATGCGCCGGCACCTGCACCACTAGTATCTGTACTTGTTGATCCTGTGGTTGCATCTGTAGTTGCAGCGGCTGCTGCCGGAGTCATAGTAAAAGGTAGACCCATTTTTGTGTATACAGTTGAAATTACATCTTCCGGTACACCTTGTTTTTTCATAAAAGCTGCTAATTGATCTGAATCGCTCGGTTGTCCTGCTTGAGTCCAATTCATATTTAGTTTTTCTTTTGTGACTTTTGTAGTGAATTGATGTCCAAAGTTACTTAATGCTCCGCCTACTTTGCCGGCAGTTTTGTCTAACCAGTTAAGTCCTCTACCAATTAAACCCGGCTTGCTTTGTTTACCTTTACCACCTGGTTGATCCGGACGATACTGTTCTGGACGAGTGCTGCCAGGTGCTCGTGCTGGTTTAGGCGTTGCTGGTGCTGATGAAGTTGGTGCTGCCGGGGCAGGTGTAGTAGGGGCTGCTGTAGGGGCTGATGCTCTTGGATTTTCACCTTTTCTCATTCTTTCTAACTCGTCTGCTGATATTAAATTATCTGCCTCCATTACAGCAAGACGGTAACGGTCAACATTTTCAAATATAGTATATACACCCAATGTAGTTAAATTTACATTTCTAGTTTTATTACCAATACTTTCGTTTAATGCCCAATTGAATGCAGTAGTTTTCTTGTCTATTAAATCATATGCTGATAACTTTTTAAAATTAATTGATTCTACAATGTTTTTATCTCGTTTAGGAGAATGAGTTTTCCAAATACTTTCAGTAACACCGGCACGATTGGCTGCTACTTGTTTACCTAATGCAGCTGGTACACTATCATATGCACCAGACGCAGTTTTAGCAGCGGTATCAGCAGCAGTACCTACACCTTGCAGATAAGTATCAGCATTTACTGGAGGTATATTAAGTTTAGTTCCTATTGCTAAAGCATCGGGATTTGTTATTTGAGGATTTGCTCTCATTAATGCTTCAACACTAGTTTCGTATTGTTGAGCAATATTACTTAATGTATCTCCTTTTGCTACTGTCTTTATTACTTCCTTATAACCGCCTGCTGCTTGTTGCATTTGTGACGGATCTAATTGATGTGGATTAGCACCTGGGATATCAGCACCGCCGGGGCCTTGTTGCATTTGTGACGGATCTAATTGATGTGGATTAGCACCTGGGATATCAGCACCGCCTGCGCCTTGTTGCATTTGTGACGGATCTAATTGATGTGGATTAGCACCTGGGATATCAGCACCGCCTGCGCCTTGAGCATATTGTGCAGCAGCTTGTCCACCGTATGCTAACGCAGCAGCGCCGGCGCCCTTACCAATTACGCTTGATAGCTTATCACCCTTGATAGCAGAATCAAGCGCATAAGTTAAACCTGCAACAGCAGGAAGTCCTGCTCCACCAGTAGCAAGACCAATAGCAGCGACTAATGCTGCTTTAGCAAAGCCTGCTGTTTTTGGATATTGTTTAGCAAGATTGCGATAAGCAATAATTGATTTCATTATCTTGCCTTTTTCACCGCCAGTTAATTTACCTAAGGCTGCGGTAGCTTGATCATATGCTACATCAACTGCTGATACTGGTACTGAATTTTGTATAGAATTTAAAACACCTGATACAGCATCTTTAACACTTGTGATAGCTTTGCCTGTTACATCTTTGCCGCGACCTAACATAGTACGATTAGCACCAGTATCTTTACTAGTCATGCCAGTTTCAGCATCAGCAAATATTTGAGAAATTTCTTGTTTGCTAAGTTTGCGTTCAGTTATATACTTACCTATTGCTTTAAATTGACAATAAATGGGATCTTCCATTAACAAAGATTCATTTAAAACAAATTGCTTACTTTCTGATACTTTCTTAGCGTCATTAGCAAATTCTTTTTTAGTTGCATTAGTAATGCCACTCATTCGCTTATTACCGCGTTTAAAATTGCCAGCTTTATCAGCAGCAGTAGCATCTTTGCCTGCAGCGGTTTTGTACTGTCCTAGCTTGTCGTTAGATAATTCTGTTAAAAATTCATTTGTTCTCATATTATTTCCTTAAACCTTCACTAACTTTTTTCTTAGCAGCATCCCATGCAGCATCAGTTTTTTCATTGTGTTCTTTACCACCAGCGCCAATATCAACAACTCTGCTACCCACAGCTTGTTTAGTTTTCACTCTAGCCATATTGCTTTTGTCTACATTCTTTTGTAATTTTTTAGCAAAGTCAATCTTGCCTTCCGCCATGCCTTTCAACTCGCCTGTGGTATCAGTAACCCATTCGTAATCATCGAGCACACTCTTAACATAATCGCTATCAATTTTCAGACGAGAAGCAATTTCATCATCCGAAAGACCTTGCTTGTAGAGCTTAATTATCTTTTGTTCAATGCTTGATGCACCTTCCGCCACACCTTGCTGATTATACATATCATGTATTTGGTCAATATAGAAATTATAAAAGCCGCGGCGCTCATTATATGCTCTGTCGCCTAATACTCTCTTTAATGCTAGTACAGCATCACTTACTTCTGGACCCTTCATTACTTTTAATGCGTCAGTAACAATTGAATCAACTCTTTGTGAGCCTTCGGGTAGTACACCTTTTGGTCCTGCCATTGGTTTAGTTTGAATTCGCTTCTTAATTAACTCTTGTTTGAATGCTTCGGGTCCATCACTGGCCATTATATCATCAAAGTCTCTGGTAGCGACTCGTAGCTTTTCCATGTCTTTTTTAGACCATTGGCGATCAGAACCTTCCATAGCATCAGTATCATGCTGCATCTCTTGGCTGCTTATTAGATAATCCATAACACTAACCATCATTCCTTTTGCTGCGCCAATCTTCTCTGATACCCACTCAGGGAATTCAGATTGAACAGATAATCTCTTATCTAAATCACTAGCAGCACGGGCAATAGTGTGTAAACTGTTCTTTAATGTGTGACCTTCATGTTCACCCTGATCTATGTCATGCTTGACAAATCCAGTTTTTCTTAATCTACCCTGTCCTGGAATAACGATTAAATCTTGTTCAGAAAGATCATCTTCATTGACTTTCTTCATGTCGGCTCTAATTTCAGCTTTGCTTTGTTTATATTTTTCTTGAAATTGATGAGAAGTTAAGTTTTTTAAATCTGTAGCAAGTTCTTTAACTTTCCCTTCATTAATGCTATTAGCGTAGGGACCCTTCTTTTTAGCAGTTCCCTTCATTACTTTTTGTACGGGTTCTAGCCCACGAACATTTGTATTTTCACGGGTTTGAGTCATCATAGGCTTTGCTAAGGTTGCGACTGATCCTGCTGTTGTTGTTTCTAGTATTTGCGTAATTCTCATGCTGGTTTCCCAAAGTTATAGAGTATTTATCAAAATACCATAATAAGGAAACTTATTAGATTTTGCCGTTTGCTTTGGCTGTTGGGGGTATTCCTGCACGACTGGTGTTCCAATAGAATGCTTTTGCGTTCTTTTTTATACTATCGGGGTGTACATCTACAGTAAGTGCTGTCTTAAAGCGTGGGTCATTCTTTTCTTTTTCACTTGGGATATATCCACTTGCTTCGTTCAATGATTGTTTTAGATATTGTTCTCCGTCACCAGTAACGTACCAATATCCATCATCATCTACAATATAACCATTGCTACTCAAACTATCTAATACATTATCGTAAGCTGCGGTTCTTGATTCATCTTCTTGGAAATCTAATCCTAATTTTGCTGCGGTGTAGATAGCATGTAAAACTAATAATTTACCTAGTCCTTTTCCTTTGAATTCTGGATAAACTTCAGCAATGCTACGCCCTGTGTTACTATCATATTGATATATTCCAGCCGGTGAATTGTTAACAGTTAAAGTGGTAGAGAATTTTCCATTGCCCTTTTGTACTTTGAAACTGATTTTTTTACCAGAGGCTTCACTTATTCCACCACGATATTGATTATCTTTAACGCCAGCATAAGGACTTACTGGTGGGGTTTTTTCTGCTGCAAATTGCATTGTATAATCTTCACCTACACCTTGTTTGGTGGGTGGATAATATTTCACATCAACAACTTTAGTTCCTGAACCATCACTATTCATTCTAAAATTATATTCTACCCAATCACCCGGATTATGTGTTAAAAAATAATTGATAACTTCAGGATCACGGCGAATCTTCTCTGTCAATGGTCCTAATAAATTCATCATTTTTTCTTGTATTTGACTTTCGCCCGGTTTAGTAACTGCTGGTTTACCCGACTTTATAGTATTCCAATTTTTCTGAGCAAACTCTGGATTATACCACCTCTTTACAAATTCTGGATTGTTTAACAACGGATCATTTAAATATTTTCTTACTCCCGGACCCAAATAATGTAGCATTGCTTGTTTTCTATCATTTATTCTTAGTGGGTCTTTTGAGTCAGGATCTTTATCACTAACTAGTCCTGCTATATTCGTAATGATGACAGCTTCATCTATTCCACCATCGCCATTTTGAAAACTATTAGGATCTACTTCTATTTTTGTTACAGCACCACCTTTACCTTGACCAGCTAAAGCCTGTTGAACAAAACTGGTTGCTTTCTTGCCGTCAGGACTCATATAAGTTCCAATGTTGGCTGCTGATCCTTCTTTCCTTAGTATAGGGTAAGGTTTGCCTATGCTTGATTTTAATTGATTTAATCTGTCTGGTGAAAGTATTGGCTCACCTCTAAAAAAAGTTACGGCGTTAGATTTGGCTGCTTCTTTCAAGCCTTCCGCCACAGCCGTTTGTTTTGGTATTCTTGACAATTGATATATAACAGAAGAACCGTTATCAGCACGGAAAAACTTATATCCCCAAGATTTAGCATAACGCAGTACCATTCTATCATATAACTTAGCACGGCTTTCAGGATTAGGCACAACATCATCTGGGCCGTAATTTATAGTCGGATCCATCTCTTTGCTTGCTGAGAAATAGATTTTTAGTGGTTTGTATTTTGTAATAAATTGTTGAATAGCAACTAACACAGTAGAAAATACTTTTTGTGCGTCACCCTCACCTGTTACTTCTTGACTGTTGTTTCTATAAAATTCAACCATCCATGTCTTGTCATCAGGTTTAATATTATCTTGTTTGTTAAACATAATACTTAAATTTGATCCATCAGGTAATTTGGCAAGTGCATCAACATCACCATGCATACCTTTCTCCCATGTTATTGGAAGTGGAGTATCAAACGCTTCATCTATATTTTTCTTCAAAAAAGTATCAGCAAACTGTTTACATTGCCTACGAAGGTCGTTGTCACTAGTTTCTATGACATTAAATTCTCTGTTATAATTATCTTGTGTAGGATCCATATATCCACAATAGACTTTTTTAATGCCTTTGCTGTTTATGTAATCTGTACAACTTTCACCAAATCTTTCATCGGAGGTTCTATCATCATATTCATTGCAGGGGCTTAATGTAGTTACTATAATACTACCTTCTGGTACTTCACCATACTTTTTTTCATACGTATCAATGGCATTGTGTTCAGCATGAATCCATCTACTGTGTTTGTCTTTACTTGTTTTTGCTACTATTCTGTTATCAGGATCAATAATACAAGCAGCAACAGCGTGTTCACCTGTCTTTTCTTTTATTTCTTTTTTGACGATGTTACATAACTTATACAAAATTTCATCTAATTTTGAATTATCATTTTCTTTATCTTCCGCCACACCTTGCTCCTCTAGTACTGGTGTCGCTGGCTGCGGGTTAAATGATCCGTTTCTGTCAATTCTGTCATTGTAATACTTGCTTAACCAAGCATATACCCTACTAAGCAATCTCTTGTATCCAGGATCTTTTGCTCCATTTGGAAATACTTCATGCATGTAATGTTGGTTAAATGCTGATCTAGCTAACTCAGAAAGACCAGCACTACCAATGTTTTGAATATCTTCTTTTTCTATACGTTGTTTTATATCATTGATAACTTCAGTAAATCTAGCATTTACCTCATGAGGCATAGACAAATAACTTTGATACTTTTGTGCGTTGTTAGTAGCACCAGCCGACTGCTTTTGCTTGAATGCCTTGCCTTGATCATAGTATGATAACTCTAGATCCTGTTGATCAGTTTTTACTGAAAGACCTTTTCTACTTTTTAAATCATCTATACTATGTTGCACTTCATGTGCTATAGTGCTGGCTAGGTATGTGGGGTCTGACAGATAATCTTTGTTTATAACCACTGTTCTTGGCCGCGCATCATACACTGCCGGCGCAGCCTCCGAAAATCCATTGTAGTCGGCGTCTCCTGGTGCGGGAAAGTACGCTACAACCATGTTGACAAATTTTTTGGCCAGTTCTAAACCGGGGCTGGTATAGGTGTCGGCACCAGGAACAGAAACAATACCAATCGCCGGCATCAATGCCCGATAAGGTGCTCCATCAGTAATTGGTTGGCTTATTTGCTGTTGTACATATTTAGCGGTTTGTGGATTTTTGATGTACTGTGCATAGGACTTTGCTAAAAAGTTAGCCATGCCTTTACTAAACTGTGTGAGTTCTTGTAATTCTTCTGCGGTTTCTGTCACTGCCTGTTCCGCCACACCTTGCTTAAGACTTCTATAACCAAGTGAGTATTGTTCTACTTCTTCCGGGTGTCGTGCCTGCTTGTCTTGCATGGTTTTCAAACGTGTGCGTGGGTTAAGTTTTTTAATCTCTCTGTCAGGATATAGTTTAGCATCACGTTGAGCATCCTTTAGGCCAGCATCATACCAATGATTTGATTCTTCATCAATGTTCTGATACATAGTTTCAAATGATAACTTCTCGCTATGTAACTTATCTCTCAAATCAAATAGTTTTGTAATGTATCCTTGGCTACGCAACATCTTATATGCTAAATTCTCAGGACCAAACTCACCACCTTTATCTAGTCCTGCTTGTCTATATCTTTTGATTGTATCTATTATATGTTTTACTTTGTTATATTTTCTTGATTTGAGGGCTATCTCTATTAAACTTAATAATTTTTCATACTTGCTTTTGGTGGCGGTTTGATCAAAATCACTTCTACGCTTAGTGGGTATTTTTATCCACTGGTCGTTCATTACACTATATTCCCCTAAACTTACTACAGGTTGTCTACTATCCTGTACATATAATTCTACCGGGATAGTATGAATCTTTATATCATGTGTGTCATTGTATATAGTTTTCTTAGCTGTAAATAATTCTCTGTACACTTCATCTACAGGTAAATTACCCATGTCTACTAATATATGTAAATCTAAATCACTGTGCTTTGTGTAACTATATGCTGCATTACTACCTGATATTGTTATATCTTTAACATCTAAATCATGTACACCCAATTCTTCTAAAAAATCTTGTGCTATTACTAAAAGCTGTTCTCTGACTTCTGGTCGCAACTTAGTGCCATTCCATAACTTAGGGTTAAGTTTATCGTGGAATGTTACTGCGTCTGACAATTTAAAACTGTTAAGTTCTTTTAGGTTCATTTTTGGGATCAGGCTTCTGTGGTTTAGGGGGATATTTTGGGGCTTATGTCTAAACCAACTCATATAGTATTTAGTTTTATATTAAAAAAGCCCCTTTCGGGGCTTTTCTTATGCTGCTTTAACAGATTTGATTTCGTTGCCGTCTTTATCAACTAATTTCATACCTAGACTTTGTTGTTGTTCTAAGAACATTGGTCCAACTGTCT